TCATTGACGACAATGGATCAATCTCTGATCCATACAGAAACTTTATTCATGTCTCTCGTTATAGCCGCTGGCTAGAGGATAAAAATAGAAGGGAGACTTGGGTAGAAACTGTAGATCGTTATATGAATTTCATTAAGGGACACCTTGTAAAGAATTACAATTATGATGAAAATGATATTAAGTTTGCCAAGGTAAGAGACGCAATCATCAATCATAAGGTAATGCCCTCTATGCGTAGTGTAATGACCGCAGGGCCAGCGCTTGAAAGAGATAACATTGCAGCATACAACTGCTCATTCATCGCTGTAGATAGCCTTAGAGCCTTTGACGAGGCCATGTACATTCTTATGAATGGCACAGGAGTAGGATTCTCCGTTGAGCAGAAGTACGTTGCTAACCTTCCAGTAATCGCAGAAGAACTTTTCCAGAGCAATACCACTATTGTTGTTGAAGATTCCAAGTTGGGTTGGGCAAAGGCATATAAGGAATTAATTGGTCTTCTTACGATGGGGCAGATTCCAGAATGGGATATGTCAAAGGTTCGCCCAGCAGGAGCACGCCTAAAGACATTTGGCGGTCGTGCATCAGGACCAGAGCCACTAAACGATCTATTTAAGTTCACTGTTGAGCAGTTTAAGATTGCCAAGGGCCGTCGCCTAAAGCCAATTGAGGCTCATGATCTTATGTGTAAGATTGGTGAGGTAGTCGTTGTTGGAGGCGTTCGTCGTTCAGCACTTATCTCACTTTCTAATCTAGATGACTTTGAGATGGCTAAGGCCAAGTCAGGTCAATGGTGGGAGACAGAGCCACAGCGTGCTCTTGCAAATAACTCAGCGGTATATAACGGAAAGCCAAATACTGCTCAGTTCCTACGTGAATGGCGTAACCTATATGAGTCAAAGTCAGGCGAGCGTGGTATCTACAATATGGATTCTGTTCGCAAGCACATTGATAAGTTTGGTCGCCGTGATTCATCAAAGGTAGCAGGAACAAATCCATGTGGAGAGATTCTTCTTCGTGCAAATCAGTTCTGTAACTTGACTGAAGTTGTTATTGATGCAGATGACACTGAAGATAGTCTAAGGGATAAGATTTACATTGCTTCAATCCTTGGAACCTGGCAGTCAACATTGACAAACTTTAAGTACATTCGTAAGACCTGGAAGGATAACTCAGAAGAAGAAAGACTTCTTGGAGTTTCGCTTACAGGAATCTTTGGCAATACTCTAACTGGAACACTTCACGATGGTCTAGCAGACATGCTTGATCGACTAAGAGAGTTTGCTGTAGAGGTTAACGCAAGTGAAGCAGATGATCTAGGCATTGAGCACTCAAAGTCTGTCACAACCGTAAAGCCTTCTGGAACAGTTTCTCAGTTGACTGGCGTTTCAAGCGGTATCCATCCATGGTATTCAAAGTATTACATTAGATCAGTTCGTGCAGACAACAAAGATCCATTGACAGCATTCCTGAAGGACTTTGGCGTTCCAAATGAGCCAGATGTAATGAAGCCAGATGCCACAACAGTATTCTATTTCCCAATCAAGGCTCCAGATGGAGCAACGGTCACCAAGGATCTTTCAGCAATCGATCATCTTGAAGTATGGAAGACATACCGCACTCATTGGACAGAGCACAACCCATCTGTAACAATTAACGTTGCAGAGGATGAGTGGCTTGATGTTGGTGCTTGGGTATTTAAAAACTTTGATTCTATTGGTGGAGTTTCATTCCTTCCATTATCAGAGCATTCATACAAGCAGGCTCCATACCAGGAAGTCTCAGAAGCAGAGTATGAGGCTGCTTTAGAGTCTATGCCAAAGCGTATTCCATGGGAATCACTTCCATTGTACGAACTAGAAGATTCAACAACTGGAAGCCAGGAACTTGCTTGCACAGCAGGCGCTTGCGATGTAGTAGATTTAGTACAAACAGCGTAATAGGTCGGTCGCAATGGGCGGGGTAGTCAACTTGGCTGCCCCGTCCTTGCTATAATGGTATATATGAGCACGGCTGGAAACCAATATGCAGATAAGGTCTTTTCAGAGCACCCAATCGCTATGTGGTCGCTTGACGAAAAACTCTATTACCTGTCTCTTATAGACGACAACGATAGAAGATTCTCAACCTGGACACTAGACAATTGCACATACAGCAATACTCCATCAATCCCAGACACCCCATCTCCCTTTAGTAGCGATATCTACTCCTCTATTACGGCAGATGTTTCTACACCAGTTCTTGTTGACGTAGAAAGTTCTGGACTATTTAGTTCTGTCAATATTGACACAGAGACAAATACTTTTTGTGTAAACTTTTTTATGTATCAGAAACCAACCTATATAAACTGGTTTAAGGTAGGATACAGATACCTTGATGCTTTGGGTGATCCGCAAGAGGTTCTTTCAGATGAGATTCCACCACCATTAGCAGAGTCTTGGGTTAACTTCAACAATGTGTATCAGTTGCCAACAAGTTGGTCTGGCGACTTAAAACTTGTAATTCAAGTAGACTTTAGCGATAGTTCTAGCGGAGATGATTCTTCACGAACATTGATTATGAATGGATTATCTGTGGGTCAAAACTCAGAAGCCACATGCTACTCAAGTCTTGGAAGTACCGCAATTTCCATTCCATCAACTATCGGCATCTCAGGAGTCCTTGGGGTTTCAGCAGACCAGTATGGGGTTCTTGCAGATAACGGATACTATATTGTAAGAAACAATCAGATACTTGCTCATAATGATGGGTTTCCAATTATCTATGGAACAGATCACTCAACAAAGGTGTATCCCTCAAACGTAAATATACCCTCATTTGTTTTTCCAGGAAAAGGAATGTTGCATGAAAAAGGAAGAAATAAACAATATTCTTTAGAAATGTGGATGAAGTTAGATCCATCAACAAACATTGCAAAGAGAATCATTGGTCCACTAGATAGCAACGATGGTGTATATGTAAAAGAAGGATTCCTCACTTTGGTGGTAGGAGATCAGATTGCCTCTCATTGTGTTTCTGAGTGGTATAGACCAATGTTGATGCATTTAATAATTAAAGAAAATAACATAGTTATGCTTATAAATGGAGAAGAGGTAATAAATATTCTTTTTCCAAGAACAACCATAGATTTACCAGATACAGCAGACTGGTGGGGGATATATTCCTATTCAACGGTTGGTGTGTTTAATATTGACTGCATTTCTATTTATCCTTACAGCATATCAAATCTTGTGGCAAAGAGAAGATTTGTTTATGGTCAGGGAACGCCATCAATTCAGTCAATTGACAATACCTTTAGTGGAACACCAACAACGATTGATTTCTCTGTAGCAGAATACTCTTCAAATATTATTTATCCAGATTTTGGCAGATGGGATGCTGGATACTTCAATAATCTAAATGCAACAAGAGATTACATCTCTGTTCCTGAGTATCAGTTACCAATAATAAATATTGGAGGAAGAGATGTAAATGAATGGTATGCAGACAATTATACTGTCAATACCCTAGAGTACCCAGATTCTCTTCATCCAAAGTTTATTACTTTTAGACCAAATATCTCATATGATATTGACGACAACCCATATTGGAATGCAGAAGGATCAAACTATACATCACAGTCATACCTGAACTTTACATCACTAAACATTCTCAACGATTCACTTTCTGCGGTATATGGAATTTTTGAAATAGAAGAAGACATTGCCACATCAAGAACGCTTATGAGTTTTGTCAATATCACAAATGGAGATACATTTGACATAAATGTTGAATCAGATGAAATTAAATATATGTATAACGGATCTCCAGTTATTGATAGCAATGGAGATCCAGCGGTGCAATCTATAACTCTTGGAATAGAGGTACTCGTTGGTCTTAATTTTGAGGCAGCAGGAATTGCATATGGATACGATGTGGCAAGATTCTTCTCATCACCATCTTCAGTTCAACTTTATATCGGTGGAAACGGAACAAACACATTTGAGGGTAAGATCTATATTGTTGGATTCTGTAATCAAACAAACTATGAAAGCATTTCTTCCAATTTTGATATAAATGGAATTATTAATAAAGATAACTATGAAATTCTTTTAGATCATTTTGCTAGTTACACTCTGATTGCTGAATACGAATACCAGAAGATGTACTTAGATATATCTGTTTCTTCAGAATGGGAAGAATATTTTCCCTTATCATACTTTGCAAGTTATGTAAAAGACGAGGACGGAAACCCAGTATACGACCTGGATATGTTGCAGATCAACCTAGGATATGCTTCAGTAGAAACTCAGGATGTGTGGCAGTACCTACAACTAAAGGAAGGTTTTTCTACGGAAACCTATCAAGACCTAAAGGATTCAATTTACACAAACTACTTTAACTTAAAGAAGAATAATACTTCTGGAGATACGATCAATGTTGGCGGATCTTCCCTAAGTGGGCACATAACATTCCAATCCCTGGCTAGTGGAGCAAATGATCCACTATCAAGTTTTTATTATGAAAAGACATTAACTGAGACATATGTTATTGATCCTGATTTAGAGAATACAGTGCTCCTTCCAGAAAAGGCGTATCAAACAAAGTTTGTGTTTAAGGATAACGTAATAGTGTATCCTCCAAAATCAAATAATTTTGAGGACTACGCCATGGTTGTACATCTAAGCATCAACCAAAGATCTATCCTTAAAAATCCTTTAAAGATTAAAAGTTTTGAGGTAATTTCTAAAAACTTTAACTATAACTCATTGACTCAAGATAAAGCACAAAGAAATTATATTGGAACAAAGTTTGGCAAAAAGATTTATCCAGAAATAGAAAACCCAAGCGGTGTAGATTATAAAGATAAAAATCCATACACTATCTATAAAACTAATACTCCATACTTATATAACACCAAAAAGTCTGGAATAAAGTTATCTAATTATGGATCAATTACCTCACCAGCAGAAAACTCATATCGCATCTTAGTTCCAGTAAATGATAATGGATCTTATGACTTTAATGTTTCTGCAATTAACTTCTTCGTTCTTGCAACTTTACCAACCACAGATGACGAATTTCCAATGATGGACATTAACTATAAAGATGGAACAATCTCCCTGATTGCAAACAAGACGGTAGACGGAATATCAGTTAAGGCATATAATAAGGTGATTGCTGGCTCTGTAATTACATATACAGAGACTTATGCTTTAAGTTTTTATCAAAATGGCAAGTATGTAAACTCTCCATCTATTAAGAATAATGAATGGAACAACATCTCTGTTCTGTTTGATAACAGCCTAGACTTTGGAGAATTTTACAACGGGTCTATTAATATATTTGGTGGATTTGTATTTAATAATATCTCCTACTATCTCAAGGATGGTCTTGAAGCAAAGGTTGATTTGTCCATCAGAACTTGGGATGGAATATTAAATGAGGACTATGACGGTAATCCAATAACACCAGAAAATATTTGGTCATACTGGTCATCAGACAGCAAAACTTGGCAGTACGCCTACATCTTGGGGCAGAATTCTTCATACACAACCACCCCACAAGATATCTATAAGGCATACACAGGAACAAATAGAAACATTATTGATGATGGTTACGGTATGCAACTGCAACAAAAAGAAACATCAATAATTACGGATGTATCTTGGTCATCCTATACCGATAAACCAGCATAATCTGGTACAATGGTGGTTATGGGAAGAGCAAAATATTATAATCATGGAAAATTAGGTCGTGGCAAGGTATCTGTAGTGGATACTGGAGTCGCACAGCGCAACGCTGTTGGTTTCGAATGGGGCTTGTACTTCTGGAGAATGCCAGACGGTCACCTATTCAAGAACGAGGATGGAGATCCACTTAACATCCCATCCGTAAAGAATGATGCCAATCAAATTGCAAAGTTGCGTACAGCGGCGGCACATTATGGACAGCCAGATGGCGAACCATGGTTCTATGCTGGTATTGGTCGTGCTACAGATGAAGAGCACGCAGAGCAGATAGACAGACTAAACCAGGGTCTTATCCCATCACTCAATGATATTGGAGCAGTTGCTGCTGCCAAGAAATCATTAGAAACTTACGGAGACTTTGACTAATGGAAAAGCAGCAGATCCTTATCGACGCTAACATGGCGACCCAAATTATTGAAAATGAGTGGGCAAACGCAGATCCGTTTGCAAAGAATTGGGAAGACCTCATTTCTCTCAACGGACTTGAGAAGAACTTTAAGCGTAGAGTTTCTAGGACAGAAAAGGCTGCCCCTCCACAGGGAATGTCTAACGCTCTAGATCGTGGAGCAAACGGAACAACAGTTAATAGTGTTCCAAGAGATCCAGACGGTCAGATCTCTAGAAGATACCTTAGTGACTCTAAGGCTATTGGTCAAAACCAAGACCGTACAGTTGGATCTAAGAAGATTAACCCAGGCCAGGTATATCGCAATGGATATGGAATCTTTGATCTAATTACACCGCCATATAACCTTTATGAACTTTCTTCATATTACGACACATCATTTGCAAACCACGCAGCCATTGATGCCAAGGTGTCAAATACCGTAGGTCTTGGTTACAAGTTTGACATGACTTCATCAACACTCATGAAGTTAGAGTCCTTGGATGATGAGACAAAGAAGAAGAATGCAAAGCGCCGTATTGAAAAGTTGAAGATACAACTTGGCTCATGGATTGAAGACTTGAACGACGACGAGAGCCTTACAAAGATTCTCGAAAAGGTTGTTACAGATATGCAGGCAACTGGAAATGGATACATCGAGGTTGGAAGAACTGTAACTGGTGAGATCGGATACGTTGGTCACATTCCATCCACAACTATGAGAGTTCGTCGCCTACATGATGGATATATTCAGATCATTGCAGGAAGCATTACATACTTCAGAAACTTTGGTGCAACAAATCCAAACCCAGTCACATCAGATAATCGTCCAAACGAGGTAATCCACCTTAAGGAATATTCACCACTCAATACATTCTATGGTGTCCCAGACATTATGGCTGCCATGACTTCCCTGCAAGGCGACCAGATGGCACAGCGCTATAACATTGATTATTTTGAGAATAAGGCTGTTCCTCGTTACATTATCACCGTTAAGGGTGCAAAGTTAACACCAGAAGCAGAAGATAAATTGTTTCGCTTCTTCCAGACAGGACTCAAGGGCCAGTCACACCGCACACTCTATATCCCACTTCCTGGAGATTCCGAAGGAAGCAAGATTGAGTTCGAAATGCATCCTGTAGAGAACGGTATACAGGAAGCATCATTTGGACAATACAGAAAGCAGAACCGTGACGATATTCTTATGGCACATCAGGTTCCTCTTTCTAAGTTGGGTGGAGTAGATTCCGCATCTACTGCTGCATCCATGACGCAAGACAGAACTTTCCGTGATCAGGTTGCAAAGCCATTGCAAGAGTATGTTGCTAAGGCAATCAACAAGATCATTAGAGAAAAGACAGACATTATTGAACTTAACTTTCATCAGGTTAGTCTTACAGATGAAATTGCTGAGTCTCAGATTCTTGAGCGTTACGTTAAGAATCAGATTCTCGTTCCAAACGAGGCTCGTGAAGTGATTGGTTATCCACAAAGAGATGGTGCAGATGAGCCATTAGAATTGAACCCAAGACAAGCAGCCGATGCCAAGGGAAATATGCCAGGAAACAAGACCAGGGACGCTGAGAGGACTAACGAACAGTCTGACGGAGCCGCTGCAATTTCTGGAAGAAACCCTAAAGGCGCAGGAGCAAAGACAGGCTAATAACATTTTAATAAATGTTTGATATAATGGGAATAACTATGGAAATCAATAAGGCAAATTGGTCAACAAAAGATAGCCACATTCGTCTTTCAATGCCAATTAATAAGGTAGATAAAGAGCGCAGAATCGTTACTGGTTTTGCTACTCTTGATAATCTTGATCGCCAGGGAGATGTTGTTCCCAAGGAGGCGAGTCTCAAGGCTTTTGAGTCATTCCGTGGAAACATCCGTGAGATGCATCAGCCCATCGCTGTTGGCAAGGTGGTTTCTTTTAAGGAAGACACATACTTTGATCCAGAGTCAAAGAGTTTTTATAATGGAATTGTAGTCTCTGCTTATGTAAGCAAGGGAGCACAGGATACCTGGGAGAAGGTTCTAGACGGAACTCTCACAGGTTTTTCTATTGGTGGAGAGATTCATGATTCAGAGAAGGTTTATGATGAGTCACTTGATAAGACTTATCAGGTAATCAAGGAGTATTCACTCAGCGAACTTTCCCTTGTAGACAATCCAGCCAATCAATTTGCCAATGTGTTTAGCATTGAAAAGGTTAATGGCAAGGATCACATGGACGGATATCTGTCCAAGGCCACAATTGAGAATGTTTTCTGGTGCGGTGTTGATGATATTATTCAAATGTCATTTGAGGCAAACAAGTCTTGCCCACAATGTGAGAAGGCAATGAATAACATTGGGTTTGTTGAGAGCAACGATGCTGATAAGGCAGGAGTTGTAAAGTCAATGATTCATCGAATCAAGAAAGAGCAAATTCAGAACGGTATTGATGAAGGAAGTTTTGTTAAGTATGAGGGTGGATACGGTAAGGTTCAACAGATTATTTTCAATGGTGGTGCAAGACTTTCTACTGAAGAGGTTGTTTCAGTTGCCAAGTCTAATGATCCAGTTGTTATCTTAAAAGCGTATTCGCAAATAGACGGTACAATAGTACCTACCAATCGTCGCGTTATTAAAAACATTTCTTCACTAGAAAAGGTTAATGCGATTAGTAAATCAGAGGTAAAGGAGGTAAGCAAGATGGACTCAGACATTATTGTTGTAGATGAAATTGAGAAGAGCATGGATATGAACGAAGAGCAGATCAATCCAGAGCCTACCGTACTCCCCGTTACAGAGGCAGACGCAACTGTCGCAACCGAAAAGGCAATCGAAGTTGAGATTGAAGAAGAGGATGAGACTGAAGAAGACGCAGAAATGGACAAGGGCGTAAAGGAAGAGATGGCACAG